ATTCATACGTTGGTATGCATGGTCGATGAAATTCGATGATTGTGATCCAGCAGTATGGTTAACAAACTATCTCCACCGAAGATACGAACACAATGACGAGGAGCGTCTATGGTTTGCGTGGTTGTATGGTAACACCTATCAACTACCAACTGCATGGGTTCTCAAGAATGAGTTCCCCGACTATGAACTCGCCACTGTGGATCGTATCTCTTGGTGGAATAGTCACAACTATAAAAGACTGAGGTATCAAACTGATACAAAGTGGAACAAAGGTCATTTGCCAGCCATGTTTGAATCTTATCAAAAATTTATTGGCAAAAGAACACAACGTGAAGTTTTGGAGAGTTATTATGGAGACAACGAAAAGCAGACTTTCAACAACCTTTGGAATAATATTAAAAACTCTCTTCATAAATTTGGTCGCTATTCCACTTGGTTTTATATGCAGCATCTCCGTCATACTGCTGAAGTTTCTTGTATACCTACTAGCCTCATGCTGGATGATTATTCAGGGTCTCGTTCACATCGTAATGGTTTGCATTTTGCCCTCGGCGAAGATAACAAACTCAATACAAAACTCACTGCATCAGAATATAATGACCTTGAAAGTAGAGCAAGAGAAATTCTGGAGGAAACACGATTTAGATTTCCTGAGCTGAGCAATCAAATTGATTTCTATACAATGGAAACATGTCTTTGCTCCTTCAAGAAAATCTTTCGTGAACACCATGGGCGATATCTTGGCTATTATCTAGATCGACAATCTGAAGAGATTCAGCAAGCAGAAAAAGATGATTGGAACGGAATTGAGTGGAATGTATTGTGGCAAGCACGTCAAGAAACATTACTACAATCGCTTGCTCAACGACAAAATATAAAGCCAGAAAAGTTTACTTATTATGTAAGAACAGGTAGAATAGAAAAACTAGATTGGATGTTTCATGATGAAGAACCAGCGAGAGAAGGTCTAGAAGTAATATGGTAAAAGTAATTGCAATGGGTGGTGAACCAGCAACTGGTAAGACCACAGTGATGTTTAAACTAATTTCCATGGCAAACGATTGGCGTCTTGTCAAGCCACAAAAACTTTTAGATGCCATGTATTCTAAAAAATTAAATCTTTTTATTCTTGGTAAATACGAAAACGATGGGAATACATTTCAGGGAACTGATCGTTTGTCAATGGCAGTGCAGCCAGATGCAATCAAATTTTTTGAAGATCAGATGTCTTATGCTGATGATGTAAATGTGATTTTTGAGGGTGATCGATTATTCAATGGAAAGATGCTGGACTTTTTACAAGAAAAGTTTGCTGATGATTTCAAAGTTCTCATTCTTACAGTAAAGAAAAGTACATTGGATCAACGACATATCGATCGTAAGGATGATCAAGATGATAAATTTAAGAATTCCCGAGCAACAAAGATCTCAAACATTATGGGGTCGCTAACACTCATGGACTATATAGAGACAATGGTCAACGAAAATATCGATGATCAGTCAAAGATCATTGACTATATTAAAAAATTTTACAATTGGAGTGAATAATTATGCAGTTAGAAGTATCCGTAGAAGAACTACGCAAGAATAAACTCTTTATCGCAACCCCAATGTATGGCGGCTCTGCGCACGGCATGTATGTAAAGTCGTGCCTCGATCTTCAATCTGTTTGCATGCAATATGGTATTGAAGCACGATTCTCGTTCATCTTCAATGAGTCTTTGATTACTCGTGCACGTAATTATCTTGTTGATGAGTTTCTTCGAGCAGAGGGATTTACTCATTTGCTATTCATCGATGCTGATATTCATTTTGATCCTCGCGATGTAATTGCACTGCTTGCATTGAATAAAGATGTGATTGGTGGTCCATATCCGAAAAAATCAATCAAGTGGGGATCAGTCAAGGAAGGCGTCAAGCGTCATCCTGATATTACTCCAGGAGATATGGAAAAACTCGCTGGCGATTTCGTCTTTAATCCAGCACCAGGCACTGAGAGGTTCTCAGTTGCTGATCCAATTGAAGTTCTCGAAATTGGTACAGGCTACATGATGGTCAAACGTGAAGTGTTTGGAAAATTTGCTGAAGCCTACCCACAATTAAAATATAAACCAGATCATGCTGGTCAAGCCAACTTTGACGGTTCGCGCTACATTCATGCCTATTTTGATACAGTGATCGATAGCAAGGCAAATGGTGGTCGCGGATCAGATCGTTATCTTTCTGAAGACTATATGTTCTGCCAATGGTGGAGAAACATCGGTGGTCAGATTTGGCTCTGCCCATGGATGAAAACACATCATATTGGAACCTATGCATTTACTGGTGATATGCCAGCCGTTGCAAATTTTGTCGGAACTCTTTAATATTGTATGATTGTTGGACTCGTTGGCTTTATTGGAGCAGGAAAAGGCACAGTCGCTGATCTCTTGGTAAAGCGACATAATTTCTATAAAGAAAGTTTTGCCAACAGTGTAAAAGATTCTTGCGCTGCAGTTTTTGGTTGGGATCGTACACTGCTTGAGGGTGATACTCCAGAATCGAGAGCATGGCGTGAACAATCTGATCAATGGTGGTCGAAGAAACTTGGTCGCGAATTTTCACCACGACTTGCATTACAGTTGATGGGTACAGAAGCAGGGCGCGATGTATTTCATCCTGATCTTTGGGTTCATACAGTGTTGCGTCGATGTGAACTTGAACCTGAAAGAAATTATGTGATCGCAGATGTCAGATTTCCAAATGAAATCAATGCCATCAAAAATTCTGGAGGTAGTGTTATTCGTGTTCGTCGTGGCGATGACCCTGAATGGTTTAATTTGGCAAGAGATTGCAATTCACGCAATAAACTTGAACTAATGCATAATGCATATCCAGATGTACATTATTCAGAGTGGGCTTGGATTGGTACGCATTATGACATTGTGATGGATAATAATTGTGATTTGAATGAGTTGACTCTAAGAGTTGACAAAATAGTTGATTCGTTATATAATAATGTAGAGCAAATTGAGGATATTAATTATGAAACTTTCTGAAGGAACTATAGCAATTCTTAAAAACTTCTCGACTGTAAATCAAAGTTTACAATTTAAGTCGGGAAATATTCTTAAGACCATTTCACCTCTCAAAACAATTTTTGTAGAAGCAACTATAGGAGAAAATTTTCCTAAAGAGTTTGCTCTTTATGATTTAAATAAATTGCTTGCAAAGGTATCGCTTTATAAAGAGGCGCATCTAGATTTTGATGAAGATAAAATCAATATCTCCACGGAGAACAAAAAGAAATCAGATTTTATTAAATACTGTTCACCTAAAATTATAATCACTCCACCTGAAAAGAGTATTACAATTGGTGAGGCTGATTGTACATTTAGTTTATCGCAAGAAGATCTAGATTGGATGAAGCGTTCAGCAGGAATATCTGCTTCACCAAACTTTATTTTTGAGAGCGATGGCTCCACAATTCAATTCGTAGCAACTGATGTTAAGGATGATTCTGCAGACCAATCAAAAATTGAAATTGGAACTGGAGATGGCACTAAGTTTCGTGTTGTTATGAAAGTGGAAAACTTTAAATTAATGGATGGTTCGTACGACGTAGCAATTGCTAGAAAAGGTCTGGCACAATTTAAACATAAAAGTATTTCGCTTGTATATTATATTGCAATTGAAGCGTCCAGTTCTACATTTGGAGAATAATCATGGCACTTGATAAAGCAAAGGTTCTGGGATGCCTTCAAGAAATCTCAAACTCGCTTACTCGTATTGAATCTGAACGAGATCTAATTCGAGAAGTTCTACAAAAAATGCAAGATGAATGTGAAATTCCAAAGAAGTTGAGTCGTAAATTGGCGAGGACTTATCACAAACGTAATTATGAGGAGGAGGTTGCAGAGCAGAGCGACTTCCAAACCATTTACGAAAATGTGGCTAAATAAGTCTATTGGGGTGCGGCGTTCTTGCCGACGATACTATCCGCCAGACTGCTCATCGTGAGAACTCACCTTCTCCACCCCATCTTTTTATTATGAGGTTTTATTATGAACGACGTTCTTTGGGTCGAGAGATATCGTCCTCACACTATCTCTGATTGTATTTTACCTGATGAGTATAAAATCACCTTTCAGTCCTATGTAGATCGAAAAGAAATCCCTCATCTTTTGCTTTGCGGTAGTTCAGGTGTGGGTAAAACCACAGTTGCTCGAGCGCTGTGTGATGAGATTGGATGTGACTATCTAATGATCAATGGCTCAGATGAGTCAGGTATTGACACCTTCCGAACCAAAATAAAGAACTATGCCAGTGCGATGTCTCTTGGCGGTGGCAAAAAAGTCATCATCATCGATGAAGCAGATTATCTAAATCCAAACTCAACTCAGCCAGCCATGCGTGCTGCGATGGAAGAATTTGCTCATAATTGTACATTTATCATGACTTGCAATTATAAGAATCGTATCATCGAGCCACTTCATAGTCGATGTGCAGTGATTGAATTTAAACTCCGCAAAGAGGATAAACCAAAGATGGCTGCAGCATTCATGAAGCGTGCAGCTGAAATTCTGAATACTGAAAAGATTCCGTTTGAAAAGATAGTTCTTATTGAAGTTGTAAAGAAACACTTTCCTGACTATCGCCGCATTCTAAATGAACTCCAGCGATATAGTGTTAGTGGTACGATAGATGCTGGTATACTATCAAGCATTGCTGATGTTTCTTTAAAAGAACTTGTAACTGCACTCAAAGATCAAAACTTTAGTGCGATGCGTAAATGGGTCGCCGATTTTGGCGGTGACGATCCTGCAAAGATTTATCGTAAAATCTATGATAGTTTGTATGACGTTATGGATAAGTCTACAATTCCGAATGCAGTTATACTTCTCGCTCGTTACGAATATCAATCTGCATTTGTCGCAGATCAGGAACTGAATCTTACTGCATGTCTTACAGAGATGATGGTAGAGTGCAAGTTCAATGGCTGATCTATTTAAAGAAATTATTCCTTCGATTCTACAAACAAAAGAGTATGCTCTTTTAACAGAGGTCGATGAAAAAATGTATTCGTCTTTTATGGTAAATCGTGCACTTTCGTATCATCGAGATACAGTACTGTTCGCGAATGAGATGAATAGATTTACAACTCTCGATAATAAACTCAAATATGACTTTCTCCTAAATATTGTAAGAGCCTCTAAACGACCATACTCTAAATGGCATAAAAAGGCTCGAAGCAGTGATTTAAGCATTGTCAAAGAATACTATGGATACTCCGATGCGAAAGCAGAGGAAGCATGTAAAATTTTATCTGATGTTCAAATCGCTTTGTTAAAAAAAGAATTATATAAGGGTGATTGAAATGATTGATAAATTAGTTGAAGTAACTTTAGATAAACAAGATGATTTTCTAAAAGTTCGTGAGACTCTTACTCGTATAGGAGTCGCTGCCAAGAATGAAAATATACTTTACCAGTCTTGTCATATTCTCCATAAACAAGGCAAATATTACATTGTTCACTTTAAAGAACTTTTTGAATTGGATGGCAAACCAAGCAACATGTCAGACAATGACATTCAACGCCGCAACACTATTGCAAATCTAATGGCTGAGTGGGGATTGGTTAAATTAGCTGATTCAGCAAAAACAAAAGACAACATTGCACCATTATCACAGATCAAAATTTTACCATTTAAAGATAAAAATCAATGGCAGTTAGTTTCTAAGTATACGATCGGAAAGAGAAAGAAAGAGGCAACCTAGTGTTCTCTGTAAACATCTTTAAACTTCGTGATGATATTGAGACACCATCATATGGATCAACATTTTCGACGTGTTTTGATTTATCCTTTCAACCCACATGTGATATTGGTATCGTAAAAGGATACAATCGCTTTAATGATGCAGTTGTTCGTCACATTCATAATTTTAATATTTTGAATACTGCAGAGGAATTTGAAATTGAACCTGGTGATCGTTTACTTATTCCCACAGGATTGATCTTCAAGATAGAATATCTGCACACGATTGAAACATATGCAGATATATCAAAAAAAGAAAAGCCATTAAAAAATTTTAGTATTCGACTTCACCCACGATCAGGTCTGTCGCTCAAGCGAGGACTTACTCTTGCAAATTCAGAAGGTGTTATCGATGTAGACTATCAGGAAGAAGTGTTTGTTCCTCTTACAAATATCTCTGCAGTTTCGCAAAGAATTGTTCGAGGTGATCGTATCGCTCAAGCCGAGATAGTTTGCAATGAATCAGTAAATTTTGTTGTAGTTTCGAAACGTCCAGAGAAATACTCTGAACGTTCAGGAGGATTTGGCTCAACAGGATAGTCTGTTGGCTAAATAAGAGTGGATGCTCATAAGAGGTCCATAACCATAAACTTGCTTATAA